CTCTTTGTGCAACCTGCATTGCACCGTTAATTATTATATTACGGAATGATTTAGTATCAGTTGTTGAGACAGTAGCCCACTCCATACCATTAGAGGTATAAGCTAAGTATTTATCAGTCCCACTCGGAGCCGCATGTATATCTAACTTAGCTTCGCTAATAGTATCATCTTTTATATCAGCATTGATTATTTTAGCGTCTTCTATTCCGCCCTCAGCTAATCCGGTAATAGTCCCGGAACCATTTAATGTTAATGCCATAATTAAACTATAGTAAGTGTTCTATCTGCAGGCACTGTAACGGTTTTACCGCTTGCCACAGTCATTGGTCCAGGGAACATAGCGTTGTTACCTGCTGCTATTGCCCAGTCATCACTGACTTCATGTGGGCATTCAAATCCTCGACCTGTGATTTGACCCGTTGCAGCTAATGTCGTTGAAACTGTTTGATTACCTGTTACAGCTAAGGTAGATCCATTAAATGTAAGGTTAGCTTCACCATCTAGTTCGGTTGTTGTAGCACCGATTGTAGTAAGTCTATTTTCAGCTTGGTTATTAAGAGCTGTGATAGTACCAGAGCTAGCGGCTGCCCATGCTAAACCAGTTGATGTACTGCTATCTACTGATAATACTTTACCATCAGCATCACCAACAGCTAATCTATTATATGTGTTATCAGCGGTACCTACAATAATATCACCTTTAGCATCAACTATAGTCTTCATCACAGCACCAGCTGAAGTGACGTTTGTTGCGTCAGTTACATCAGCATTAGTTTCAATACCATCTAATTTTGTCTTATCTTCATCTGTCATTACACCCCATGCGGATGTAGTGGCAGCTGGTAATGCTGTATTAGTACCAGTTGATGACTCAACAGTAAGGGATGTTCCGTTTGCTGTATTACTTAAGTCGGTAGTAGTAGTTACTGTATCCCAAGTAGGACCGTTTGTACCAGACTTTAGAAACTTACCAACATCTTTATTTAGAAGAGCAGGTACACCTGAAGCTCCATAATATAGTATATCACCTGCGTCTTGATGCTTTAACTGTGCTAAATCAATCTCATCCTCTTGTACAGTAGTTACATTAACATTACTACCACTTACAACAATAAAGTATGGAGTACTTGCAGGTATAGCATCAGCAAATATAAGCCAACTATTCGTAGAATCCCAAGCAAAACCTTCACTAGGTACACTAGTACCACTGTTAGGCTTCTGAATTACACCATTTAAACTAACAGTTATTTGGAAAGCATTACTTGGTGCTTGATCTCCAGTGAGATTTATACCAAACTTCTTAGCAGTACCATTAAATGTAGCACTACCGCCAGGAATTGTATCTCCTTCAGCGCCTGCACTAGTTAATGTTGCATTAAAGTAGTTACCTGTAGAAGCGATATCAACCCAAGCACTTCCATTATATACCAACATCTTGTTGGTAGTTTTATTATAGAATAAATCTCCTTCATCCAGATGACCAGTTGGATTATCAGTTCCTAATCTATATCTAGCTTGGAAGTCTTCTACTGAGTGATTTAAAGCTACAACATCTGATTCACTAGGTTGTACTTTATGATAAGTATATTTATTTAAATCACCGGTTGTTTGCACTAAAAGTGCTACACCACTCGGTATTTCATATGGATTAGCATTCTGAATTTGTCTATCTGGAGGACCGTGTAACTCACCTCCTTTCATGGGGGTAGGGAATCCACTTATTTCAACAACATTTCCACTAAGAGTTGTGGCTTGTCCTGACCCAAAATTAGCTACGCCTTCATTATCTATTCTTATACCAGCTGCATCACTAATCGATATAACTGTACCAGCATCACTATTAGGATCTGGATGAGTATTAGGGAAGCTAGTCTTATTAGATATTGCTTTAAAACCACCAACTGAATCAGCTACAGTAACAATTCTAGCATTAATAGCCTTAGATGAAGGTATCTCTGTATCACTTGTTGTATCAAGTGTACCATCAGTAGAAGCCTTAAAGGTTTTATCTTTTAATATATTTAGTTTCGCTGCACTTGATTCAACATCAGTACCACCAAGGCTAAGTGTATCAGTTATAGTTTTACCTGTTACAGTAGCATTACCGTGTACTTTAGAACCATCTGAACGAGTTTCTATTTTCAGAGAGTTATCATGGTACAATTCAGCAGCACCATCGATGCTAAATTGAGCCATTAGCTCATCATTAGCTTCACCAGTAGGCGATACAAACTTAGCAATCTTAACTTTACCAGAAGTATCACCTGGTCTTAAATTAAGGTTACCACCCTCTTTAACACATTCTAAGAATACATTACTTCCATTACC